TCTGGTGATTTTTCTTTACCTACTTGTCCTAAAGGTTTAATAAAGGTTTGATAAATATATTCTTCGTCAAAATTTTTATTAGCATCATCAGGATCTAAGTTTACTAATGTAAAATCACCTCCAAAAACTTGTTTATATGTGTCTATATTTTTGTTTACATCGCGCCAAGAACGGAGTACGATGCTTGGTAACAATGATCTGTCTCGCTTCATATTACGCTCTAGTGAGGTAATAGGCGATACATAAGTCATTATCATGAATGTGGTATAACCTAAGTCTTCTAATTGTTGTTTTTTCTTAAGTAGTGTTTTAGAAGAACCTCCTACACTATCAATTACAAGGTTTTTAGCATTTTTAAGAGCATCTTGATACTTTGTATCAGTTGTTTTTCTAGCTTGACCCATTAATTCACCTGCTTTTTTTAATTCATCAGGTGACATTTGAGCTAATTTCATTCCGATACCTGAGGATTTAAGTAGTTCCTCATAAGTATCATCTACATTTATGATTGTAAAATCTGAAGGGACTAGTTTAGAAGATATATAGGATTTTCCTGATCCTGCTGGACCTGCCATAAAAATGGCTTTAGGTGTTCCTTCTATTTCTTTTAATAAAGAGATCAGTCCAATCATGGAAAATATTTGTCATAAATATTATAAAATTCTTTTTACTTTAGTTTTGAACTCAGTAAATATAGGAGCGTGAGTAGGATTTTCTAAATCAAATAAACGTTTTACTGTTTTAAAGATATCAATGTTTTCCTCTTGTGTTCTAGTAGACAAAACCATTTCCCATCCTTTACCTTGCATTTTTTCTTTATTAGATTTACGTTTAGATGATTTTAACCAAAGAATACCATAATTGTCTACTTTTTTACCAAAACATTCCTCATAACACTTTCCATAAACAGCAGTCTGTAATTCGTAAGTAGGTTGGATGTGATTAGATGTTTTAAAGTCAATCAACCAAAGTTTATCTTCAATTTCTACAATCAAATCACAAGTACCTGCTACTTTCAATTCATCTGAAAATAAATGAACTTCGGCCTCAATTAATTTTGGATTATAAGTTTCCCAAAAGTCTACAAAACGTAAAAACATTTGCCATACATCAGGACTGTATTGAGGGTTACCATATTGATTCATAAAATTCATTTCTTTACCTTCAAGGTATTCTTCAATCATTTCATGAACTTGAGTTCCTTCTTCACCTGCTTTTTTAACAATATGTTCAGCAGAGTAACCTACTTTTTTAAGCCAGTCCTCAAAAAATTTACCTTTAGGATAATAACCTAAAACATAGGTAATCGATGGATAATATTCTCCGTTTCGTCTATAATAACGGGAATCTGGTAATGTTATTTGTTTGGCATCATCTGATACTTCTAAAATTCTGTTGTAGGATTTTTTTATTTTTGTCATAAAAATAGTTTTTTCTCAAGTAAACCTGAGAATGTTAAGGGATAGGTTTCTGTAATTAGATTAATAAAATTTTCAAAACCCATTTCGCTTGGGTCTTTATCTTGCATATCAACAAGATACACTTCTTTCCCCTCGTTCAGTAATTGTTCGCAAAATGATAAAGCTTGTTTTTGAGCATCTTTATCAAGTGCTATATATATTTTATCAACAGAAGACATTACTATCTTCTTCATTAGTTTTGATTGTATATTTTTGCCTAATAACGGAATTACATTCCTTTTGATGGCTATTGCGTCAAATGGTCCTTCGCATAATATAAACGGTATATCCCAGTTTATAAACAACTCAAATGGTATGATGTCGCGAGATACTGATGGGTTTTTATATTTTATTTTAGCATCTTTTTCAAACGAACGACCTGTAAAATAATTTAATCTACCTTCACCATCATATGAGGGAATAATAACCATGTTTTTGTATGGTCCTGATTCGCAATAACCAATATTGTATTTTAAAATATCTTCCTCTGTAATATTTCTAGATTTTAAATATGCTAAAGCATGTCTTCCTATAATGTTGGTTGAGGAAATATTTTTAAATGTTTTAAATTCTTTAGGTAAATTTACTGTCTCGGATACAACTACTTCTTTTTCGGCTGTTTCAGTTTTAACAAGTGCTCTTAGTTCCTCCATTGTTTTTGGAGAGGCACTAACTTGTTTAAATATTTGAGATAATCTTTTACCTCTTTTATCACAAACCCAACAATGCCAAGGATTTTCTCCTTTTTTGTTTTCGGTAAAATTAATTTCTAATTTAGGTTTATGGTGGTTACAAAACGGGCAATGATAAGCAAAATTACCTCTTGCTGTTTGTTTTCCTGTTCCTAAAACCGAATTCGCTAAAGCAATCAGTTGTTGATTGAGCATAACCACAATATAAAAAATAAAGCTTGGGTAACCAAGCTTAATTAAAATTTTTTTATTTTTAAATTTTTTTCTTTTATTATATTATCTGGGATTTCGGATAGTGCTTTTTCTGCTTTTTCTTTTGTAGGGTATAAATTAGACTGTGATTTATATTTAGCAAACTTTATGTAATCTTTTGCTCCGGCATACCACTCCTTATCATTTGTTATAATAAATCCATCTTTATCTTCATTTATTAGATTTTTAAATTCAGATTCATTAGTTGATGATATTGGTAGTGTTATATCCATTGTTTGTGGAAATATATTATGTGTACCTGCCGGTTTGTCAAATGGTGCGGTTTTCTTACCGACATTTTTTATAAATTTAGCTTGTTTATTATTTACCTTTTCCCACATTTGACCATTCTCTCCAAATCTTAAAAATTTTTGACCTATTTGTATGTCTTTAAACTTTGTATTTGGAGATTCTTCTAATTGACTGCTTTTAGTTAATTTATTTTCTACTAAGTATTTTTTTAAATCGAAATTATTCATGTTTTTGTTTTGTAATAAATATTATAAAAAAAAAAATTAAGATATAAAATCCTTATATCGAAAAACAAAACCTTTTATATGAGTTTTATTTCCTTTTAAAACTTCACATATATTACCTTTGTTTAGATTTAAAACTTCACTTGCCTCTGATAATGATTTGAATTCCATACCAAACAAAGTATCACAAATAATAGGTTTAAGTCCTTTACCTATTTTACCTTGAGTAATTTTTTTACTTATTTCTTCTTTTTTATTACTCCATACTTCTTTCATCATTATAGAAAGATTATCTTTATGTTCTTGAGTTCTTTCATAAGATAAACCACAACCATTTTCTTTTAAAAATATACTATGTTCAGGTCGTTTTTTTCCAGTCCATGAAGGTTTTGATGCTAATTTAATATTTAATCCTTTAATATGACTATTAAAAAATTTTATATAAAATTCTTCTTTTTCATTTAATTGGTATGTATTACATTCTTCTAAGATTTCAAATATATGATTTTCAACACCATATTTTTGAAAAGAATTATAAAGTTTAATAGATTGAGAACATTGAATTTTTTTATATTCTTTAAAACGTCTATCTATATTAATAGATTGACCTATATATATTTTACCTTTAGGGTTTGTAATTTTATAAATACCTATCATCAATGATAAATATTAAAAAATTTACCGAGAATGTTAATTATTTAAAATCCTTGGTAAAAAAGCGGCCTTGGATGTTATCATTAAAATATTCTAAAGGATGTTCTAGTACACCATATTTGAATAAAAACTTACATTCGTAGTAAGTCAGAAGTTTTTTATTAGGAACCAATTGTAAAATCTCACGAGTAAATTCCTCTTGTTTACCATCCTTAATGAGTTCTAAAATTGGTTTAGCAGATCCATAATAGGTTTTCCAGTCCGATTCTTTTACTACCACCTTTGTGGTTGACTTCCTGCCTGGGCCTGTTTGTTCTGCTAGTTCCTTTTTTGTTAATTTTTTCTTTACATTGTGATATAATACCTTTTTACCAATGTAAGAAATTCCACTTGGTTTATGAGTTACTATGTAAATAAAACCAAAGGTGTCTTGAGGAAAATCCTCAATATTTTGTATAACTTTTTCGTTGTATAACCACATATTAAAAATCTATATTTACTAAAATTGTTGTGTCTGTTATTGGGGATAGGGGTAAGGGTTGAGATAGTTTTCCTACTGCAACTAAATTTTGTGCCTCATCATAAAGTCCTACTGTTGTTACATAAGGGGTAAAATAAGAACCTGTTGCAAAATTATAAGGAACATCATCTGTTGAGCCTGAAAGTATAGTTGGGTTTAAACTAAAATTAAATTCATTTTGTCTTGAGGTACACTTGTATTGTGTTTCAAATAAAGTTAATGAAGAGGAAAATGAACAAGTTACATTAGAAGAGGTAACAAAATTTAAAACAGAAACAGGATTAACATCACCATAAGAGGATGTTCCATAAGTTCCTGAACCATAGGTTCCTCCACTAGTATAAGTGGTTCCTGTTAATACTGCTATTCCGTGAGGATAAAATATATTACCACAAATTTCTCCTGAGGATGAAAATATTAAATTACCCTGTCCATCATCATAAATCGAACCACTATCTGCTGTCCAAATAAAAGAATTTGGTTGAATATAATTACCAAATAATCTTACAGGTATGGATAAAACTCCTATAACATCTGATTGTAAAGCAGGAAAATAATGTTCAAAAGTTAAAGTTGTTTGAGGATAGTTCCAATATCTACCTGCCGAAGAGGCTGGTCCTACAAAAACATCTCCTGAAGGATCTGAACCAGGTATTAAACTAGCTGTTGCTGCAGGGGAGCCAAAGCTTGAAGTACTATTTGAATAATTTGAATAATATAATTCCTCAATAGAATTATAAACTAATCTTTGATATTGAGTAGTTATAAATCCTGTAGTTGGATCTGAAAGGGGATTGAATAAGGAACCTGTTATGTTACTTCCTACAAATCTATCAATTCCAACATCAGAACCAGTTAAGGCATTTCCCTTAAAAGTAAATGATTTATTTACTTCAAACGGAGTAATGATTATATCCGATGCTAAAAATTGTTTGTAAGCACCCATTCATTAGAAATCTAACTTAACTCTTACTAAAGCTTCTTTTGTGAAGTTTTTAGATAAAGGTCTCGATAATTTAGCTACAGCCAATAATTCATTTGCATCATTATATAAACCAATTGTGGTAATATATGTTTGAGGATTATTAATGAAATTAGAATACAATACTTCACCTGTTGAACCTGAAATGAAGCTTGGGTTTTCTGAATAATTAAATTCTGAACTTCTTGGTCTTACAAATACAAAATCAGAGGTAATTGTTTCTTGAGAATTTAATTGGAAGTATTTTGATCCTGAAATTGCTGAAAATAGTGACAGATTAGGACTTGTAACTATAGATCCTGTTGCTGAAGCTGATCCACTATATGCAAAACCAAGACCTCCACTTGCTGTAGGAGCTGATAAAGCTAAAGGATTTAAAATA